ATATCAAGTTATTCGTGGTGCTATATCAAAAGAGGTAGCAGACATAGCTTATAGATATTTACAAATATCAGCAGAAGCAGATCTTTGGATGATAAATAATGGTTTAACTCACACAGCTAATAAACTTGTTGGTAATTTTAAAGATCCACAAGTTCCTAATTCTTACGCTAAATATGGTGATAGGTTGATGGAAACATTATTGATTAAAACCATAGCCGTGATGCAGAAGAAGACAGGACTTAAATTAGTACCAACATACTCATACACAAGACTATATAGAAAAGGTAATATCCTAAGAAGACACAAAGATAGACCTAGCTGTGAAATATCAACCACACTAAATCTAGGTGGAGATGCATGGCCTATATTTATCGATCCTACGGGGTCTAACAACGTCATAGACGAGTATAAAGGTATACATAAGCCTGGTGCACCCAAAGGTGTAAAAGTAGACCTAAAACCAGGAGATATGCTCATCTATTCTGGATGCGAGTTAGAGCACTGGAGAGAGCCTTTTGAAGGTCAATTATGTGGTCAAGTATTCTTGCACTATAATCATGCAGATGGACAGTTTGCAAAGAGCAATTTGTATGATAAAAGA